CACCGTGTGCGCAACGAAGGCACAATCGACCGTCAGCGCGTTCCGTATGACATGCGCGAGGAATGCTATGACTCGCTCAAAGATTGGAATGCCGACCGCATTGATACCTGGTTTTTCAACCAACTCGCAGGCAACACCGTAGAGACAAACGGCAAATTTCTCGGCTTCAACGCCGCGATCGCGCCATCGTCCACGCGTGTGTTTCGTGGCGGTGCGGTTGCGAACGACCAGTCAATGTCGAGCGATACGCAGAAGTTCACGCTTTCGCTTATCGACAAGGCAGTGAACCGCGCAAAAACCGCGTCCCCCATGATCCGGCCTATCAAGGGCTTGGGCAAGGACGTGGACTATGTGTGCTTCATCCACCCGGATCAGACGCTTTCGCTCCGCGCCGATACGGCAACGGCTGGCAACTGGTTCGACCTTCAGGGCAAGCGCCTTCAGGGCGGCGAAAAGGACAACAACGGCCTGTATACCGGCATGTTGGGCATCTACAATCGCACCCTGATTGTTGAAAACTACCGCGTTCCGCAGGGGATCAACTCCGGCACGAACGTTGCAGTTGCCAACACCCGCAGAGCCATTTTCTGCGGCGCTCAGGCGTCTTCGCTCGCTTTCGGTAAGAACAACGCCAAGAACAAGTTCAAATGGACAGAGGATTTGTTCGATTACGACCGCGAACTTGGCGTGCGTTCTTCCTTCATCGCAGGCATGAAAAAGACCGTCTACAATAGTGTCGATTACGGCACCATTGTTCTCGGTTCTTATGCCGCGCCTGCTGCGTAAGGAGGGCTAGAACATGCCTACAGGAACCGTAGCAACGACTGCTCGCCAGTTTCATCAGCAGCAGACGCACTATCTCCGCAAGCGCATTCTCGGCACAGCCGGGAACGCGCTTTACACCATCGGCACCATTCCAGCCGGGGCAAACATTTCGCGCATCAGCACGCTGGTGCGCACGGTGTTTTCCGGTGGAACGCCTACGATCAGCTTTGGCCCGTCCGGTACACCGGCAGGGTACTTTGCTCTCGCGGGTGGCCCGGTAACGACTGCTGGACGTAACAACGTCACGCTGATCGCGACCGGCACGCTGGGCGTCGACGCCGATACCGTCATTACTTGCACCACAGCCGGTACGCCGACTGCGGGTGTGGTTGATGTCGAGGTCGAGTACACCGTCGCGAATGACGGCTAAAAACTGACAGGGCGGCTCCTTCGGGGGCCGCTCTTTTCTTGCGTGTGAGGAAATGTAGATTTGACCAATCGCCTCAGTTCTTGGGAATCGCCGACCTGGCGTGATCGGATTGCATGGTTGGTTGGCGATACTGTCGGCGCACTTGGCGCGTCAAATCAAACGCAACGCCGCTTTTCCAATTCCGCTAGGTCGTGGATTGATATGGTCCCGGTTTTGAACGATGCGGTAGGTATTGATGAAACAGGACGAGCGCTGGCTGAAGGGAATTACCGAGAGGCAGCGATGAAAGGAATACCTACTGCGTTTGGCCTTATTCCGGGTGGCGGTGATTTTGCTGCCCCAATAGCCAAGGCGATATTTGCGGGAATTGGTGCCAAAACAGCTAATCGCGAGTTGATGAAAACTGCCGAGAAAATGGCAGGAGAGGGCGCGTCACGCGAATCCATTTGGGACGCTACAGGTATACGCGCCTACCACGGTTCGCCGCACAGCTTTGATAAGTTCTCGCTAGGCAAGATCGGCACAGGCGAGGGCGCGCAGGCTTACGGGCATGGGCTGTATTTTGCGGAAGCGGAGGATACGGCGCGGTCGTATCGAGACGCGCTAAGCAACACACTAGCGACGGATGCGGGCCGTATTTCTCATGGCGACGCAGATTACGCAATAATGGAAGCAGGTAGGACGGTTGGCGGCGTCTCACAACGGCAATTGGACACTCTCTCCACGAACATTGTTGAGGCACTTCGTAACGATATGGACCCGGCTGATGTTGTCTCAACCCTTGCTAAGACAGATCAGGAAAGAGTCGCCGCTAATGCGATGATTGAGGCGGCCAAGCAATACCGCAAGGGCGACCCCGGCCACATGTACGAAGTTAACATTAACGCCAATCCCGACGATTTTCTGGATTGGGATAAGCCGTTGAGTGAGCAGGGGCCGAAGGTGCAGGATGGGCTTAGAAAACTGTGGGGCAGTTCATATGAGCGCCGCATAGCCGATCCTTACAACAGCCACGGCCAAGACCTCGCAGCGCGGACGATGGACCCCGTTAATGGGCGCGCATATACTCAAGAATTACGCCAAGCAGGCATCCCCGGCATTAAATACCTAGACGCTGGTTCGCGCGGCGTGGGCCAAGGCAGCCGCAACTACGTCGTGTTTGATGAGAACCTAATCAATATCGTCAAAAAATACGGCATTGCAGGCGCGGTGGGCGCTGGGCTGATTAGTCAGCAGATGGCTGATCAAATGGAATCGCAAGGCGTACTGTAGGTTGCAGATTGTGGGGCGGCGCTAATGGCAACATTCGGCGACATCAAAGCTGATATAGCTGACGATATAGATGACCCGAATAACGAGTATGGGTCACAGATCGCGTCCGCTGTTCTCGCCGCTATTCGGTATTGCGAGCGCACGCAGTTCTATTTCAACGAAACACGCGAAAAGACGTTCAACACCGTCATTGGCCAGCAATGGTACGACAAGGACGATCTGGCTGATATCGCCACGCTTATCCGCATTCAGCGCGCGTATGTGACGGTGAACGGCAACACGACCGATCTGCTGCTTATCTCGCCAGACGAAATTGAAGAGCTTTCCGACAACACGGCGGCGACGGGGCAACCCTATGGCTATTGCGTGTTCGGGCAGCGCTTGCGTCTCTATCCCATTCCAAATGCAGTGTATCATGTGAGGCTGCAACTTGCGCCGTATCGCCTTGGTATGCCGGAAAAGGATGGCGACGAAACCGCGTGGACGACAGAGGCCTATGATATGATCAAGGCGCGGGCGAAATACATAATCGCGAAAAATACTCTCAAAGACCCCGCAATCGCGGCAGAGGCGTTGAACGACTTTCAGGATCAGTTCCAGTCTCTGAAGGCTGAAACGTCCAGCAGGCTAGGGACTGGACGAATAGTCCCGACGAGTTTCTAAATGCCAGTTCTCGACGTTGCCCCTTTCCGGCCCGACAACGCACATTTGAACTCGGCTTACGCGACCGAGATATGGAATGTTCTCAGGGCGGAATCATCCTACATACCGTTCAAGGCGCTACAGACGTTCACAGCTCAGGTTGGCGCGGTCCCGTTGGGCGGCATTACCATTCGAGACGATGACGGACTGACGCATATCTTTTGCGGTACAGCCGGCAAACTATGGAAACTGGACAACACGACGCTGACTTGGGAGGACGTTTCCAAGGCTGCAACGACTTATAGCGCCACCATAGATGAGCGCTGGCGGTTCAAATACTACAAGCCCTACGTGGTTGCGGTGAATATCAATGACGATCCGCAATATTATCAGATCGGGACGTCTACTGACTTTGCCAATCTTCCCGGCACGCCACCGCGCATGAGGCAGATTGCGGTTACAGGTGATCGGCTGTCGGGCGTTGACGATGACACCATGTATTGGTCCGACACAGACAATATTTCCAACTGGACGACAGGTACGTCAGGCTCGCAGAAATTCCCCGATGGCGGCAAGCTTATGGGGCTAACGGACGCGACCAACCCGCTGATATTCCAGAAAGCCAAAATACGGCTCGGGACATTTGTTCCCGGTTCGTTGGAGACGTTTTCGTTCCAGACAATTCATGATCAACGCGGGGCGGCGGCTCCGTATTCAATATGTACCAGAGGTGCTGTAACGTTCTTTGCCGATAGCGGTGCGTTCTTCATGATATCTTCGGACGGGCAAATATCGCCAGTTGGGTTTGAAAAGGTTGACCGCACTATTTTCGGGCAGATCAGCGGTGTTGGGTTAACTCGCATATTTGGGGAAATCGACCCATTCTACAGCCGTGTTTATTTCGCCATTCAGGTTGAAAGCACGACTGACGCGTTTGACAGGCTGCTTTGCTATGACTGGCAGATAGGCGAATGGACGCAAATCCGCATGAGCCTGAATATTCTGTTTCCTCTGGCTTCAGGAACTATCGGCTACACACTAGCGGGATTGGATACGATATCCGCGACGTTGGCTGGATTGCCGTTCCCATTGGGCAGCAAAGTGTGGCAGGGCGGTGCGCCTGTCATGGCGGCATTCGATAGCAATGGGGCGTTGGGGTTCTTTCAAGGGGCCAATGCAGAGGCCACAATCGTTACGCAGGAACTGGGCGATCCAGCCGCAGGCGTCACGCGCTTCAATGAAGTTGTGCCGATTGTGGACGTAGACGATTTTTCGGATTTGAGATTGTCCGTTGGTTC